CTTGTGCGGCAGTTAATGTTGGTGTGTATATTCCTGTTGAATCATCACTAATTGATGACACATTAAAGCTACCATCTGTTGTAGTATTAACTTGATCATATTGCCACCAAGCCTTTGCAACACCCTCTAACCTGCCTAAATCTGATGCTCTGCTCATGCTAAGTCTCCGTGTGTCATAACTCTATGAAAATCTTGGTCATAAGGTTGTACATCTGCAAAATTATAAAATCTATAATCCATTCTTGATGTTAAGGGAACTGCTCCATCTGAAACAAAACCTGTAGCAAAAGAGTCATCGCTACCTATATTAGAACCAGTGCCTACATAGTCATCATTGACCATGTTAGAAGTAAAATTTAATCCAAAATGCCCTGTTCCTGTATCTGAAACACTGCTTTGGTTATGGCTATCTGTTACAGTTGCTGATGCGTTATGTGTACACCATGCTTTTGCCGTACCTGCAAACACCACACTCGTTGCTACAGAGTTATTGCCACTTGCATCCTTTAACGTATTTACTCTTAGTTCACTTGCCATTATGCTAAGTCTCCTATAATCATAGCAGTACCTATATTACAATCTGTCACTGAATTACTTGATGTGCCAACCAAACTAAACTTCAAAGAACCTACAGCTACAACAGTTTGATGTCCACTATCTCCTGTAGAAATTGGTTGTCCTGTGGTAGTGTTGCTTCCAGCCATTGCAAAAGCATAATCATCATTTGCCATGTTATTTGTAAAATTAACACTATGAGTTCCTGTTGAATGGTCTGTCATACTGCCTACATTATTTGAGTCTCGTGCTGCTGCATCAGTGGCTGTTCCGTCAAATTGCACCCAAGCCTTACACAAACCCTGTTGCAAGTTTGTTGTTGTACTGTTGCCCTCTCCTGTAACAGCGATACTTCCTGCCGTTGTTACACCTGTTAGCGTATCTACTTTAAGTTGACTTGCCATTATGCTAAATCTCCAATAAACTGTCCTTCAACTGTTCTCATATCGGTGAATGTATCTTCATCAACACTTGTAGCACCAAAACAAACTGCTGTTGTTCTTGATGAATTAAACCAACTTATTGTTCCACCTGCTCCAAAATTACTGTAAACACCATTATCTTCTGCAAAATTTGCAGTGGCTGAATAATTTGCATTACCAAAACTATTAGTCCAAGAAGGTTTAAACTTACCTGCTGCTTCATCGTTGATTGAAGAAACATTAAAACTCTCTCTTATTGCAGGACCTGTGTGATCATTATAGTTTAATCTTGCTTTTACACCTTCTTGCTTTGTAAAAGCCACAGTTCCAGAACCTGCCTTGTTAGCTATTGTGTCTACGTTTAGCTGACTTGTCATACGATACTCCAATAACCATTAACAGTAACTGTAGCGTTCTGTGTTATAGGGCCTGCACTCACACCATTCTCATCACTGTCAATTGTAATGTCTGCTGATATAGTCTGACCATTTAATCTTATAATACTGTTGTTGCCTTTAAACGGATAGCGTGTATCTGATTCAGTTTTAGTGTAGGTATTGTTTACACTAAACACATCATATACAATCATCTCAACAATGTCATTTACATTTGCACCTGTGACAAGCACGACTGATGTGCCTGTTGTCGCTGCGTAATCTGTTCCTGCCTTTAACAACACACCATTCTGATATACATCCATATACAAACTATCGTTATAAGATAATGTTAAAGAGTTAGCATCACTGCCACTGAAAGATGTTTGTCCTGTTGTAGCTTGATATACAAATCTACTTCTTACTCCAAAGTTTGGTGCTTTTCCTATATATGGCATTACGCTAAATCTCCATGTACTGTTAAATTTCCGTTGGAGTTTGATTCAAGGTCAATAGCAATATGCTTTCCCTCTGTATTAACAAAGGCAATTTCCAAATCTAAGCTAGTAGCACCCTTTGCTCTTACGTTTACTACTCTAAGACCAGAAGTGTCATCATGGTCTTTAGTAACACCAGCAGTTGCAGAATAGTTTGCACTACTCATATCATTAACAATTGTAACAGTGCAATGTCCTTGACTATTGTCAGTAATACTTGTTGTATTAAAACTATCACCATATGACCCTTGACCTGCATTAACATGAGCAAAAAGTTTTGCCAAACCCTGTGCAAGATTAGTAGTCGCAGAACCACCTTCAGAATCTACAGTTAGACCTTTTGTTAAATTAGTTAAAGGCATGATTACTCCTTATGCGTAAGGACTGTCACCAAGTACAGATGTATCCCACGCTGCTTTTAACTTATCAATAGTATCTGCATCTGTAATTGCTTTTGCTGCAGGTGCATCTCTTAATGCTTTCTTTTTATTAACACTTGCAGTTTTAGCAGAAGCATCATCTGCTTCTAATGCTTTCATATATGCTACATCTTCAGCTTCTAATAAAGGTGTTCTTACTTCCCTTATCTTATCTTTAAATATTTCTTTAGCCTTAGTCATGTCTTCAGCTATAACTTTACCAGAAATCGCCCAAGCATTTCTAAAATGTCGGTCTGATGGCTTTGATGTTACTGTTGAAGCATCAATCTGGTTGCCATCCTTATCTACGATAAAACTTGTCATATTTTTCTCCTTATGCTGCTAGTTCTATATCTTCTCTAATTTGCCATGCATTTCGCCATTGACGATGCTCTGGCAGTTGATGTAAACGGCAGATCACCATCTTTGGTTTATTGCCTTCATCCCATGTACGCCATACACGTTGTGGAATATCTTTCATAATTAAGTATTCTATTGCCTGTTCTTCTGTCATTGCTTCAATCGGTTTAGTGTTATGCAACAAATACCCTCTCGTATGTTTTTCAAAATCAGGTTGTGCTTCGTCTTTTGCTAATTCCCAATATACTTCAACAGGTGGTAAAATGCCACCTTGTAATGCACAAGCCATCCAATTAGGGTCAGGAACTAAAACTTTTGCAGGATTGTCCATATCCTCTGGGTCTTCGTATACTACTCGTATATCTGATTGCACTTTCTCTAAGTTATCTTTCGCCCAATGTAATCGTTCCCATAAATGTGTTCCTTGAAACTCTGGTGTTTTTATCATGCTAAATCTCCTTGTATTTGACCACTAACTATTGTGTTGTCAGAAGCTGAGTCAGACGCATTAAGGAACATAAAAAATCCCATAGTTGATGTAGTTGACTGTGCTTCTGAACGCATAGAACTATTTTCATAACTGTCTGAAGCACCACTTACAACACCACTATAATCGTCATTATTCATGTTGTTTGTAAAATTCATTTGATAAATTCCTGTGTTTACATCTGTTAAACTTCCTATATTAAAACTATCCCTTGCAGCTAAAGTTCCTGCCGTTCCATCAAAATTTACCCAAACTTTACACACACCATTAAATAAATAACTTGTATCAATAGACTTTTCTATGTTTGTGTTCTTAGCATCAGAAGTTGTCAGCGTATCAAATTTTAAATTACCAAAAGCCATTATGCTAAGTCTCCTATAATCATAGCAGTACCTATATTACAATCTGTCACTGAATATGTTCCAGTGGCAACCAAACTAAACTTCAAAGAACCTACAGCTACAACAGTTTGATGTCCACTATCTCCTGTAGAAATTGGTTGTCCTGTGGCAGTTTGACTTCCTGACATTGCAAAAGAATAATCATCATTTGCCATATTATTTGTAAAATTAACACTATAAGTTCCTGTTGAATGGTCTGTCATGCTACCTACATTATTTGAATCTCGTGCCGCTGCATCAGTGGCTGTTCCGTCAAATTGTACCCAAGCCTTACACAAACCCTGTTGCAGATTAGTCGTGGTAGAATTACCTTCACCTGTTACGGCAATTGAACCTGCTGTGGTTGTGCCTGTAAGAGTGTTAGTCTTTACTGTACTCATGCTAAATCTCCATGTATATTCATACACATATGGTCATGGTCATAGAGTTGTTGTCCTATGTACATATGTCTTGCTCTACAACTTCCAGTAGCCAAAGTATGAATTTGAAAAACAAATCCTTCAGTGGTTGTTGCTGCTCTTCTACAAGAACCTGTTAAAGCATAGTCATCATTTGATACTGCATTAGAAAACGTAAAAGTCACATCCCCTGTTCCCTCATCAGTAATTCCAGAAATATTTAAACTATCTCTTACAGTTCCTGTTTGATCTGCATTACACCAAACCTTTGCTAAACTTTGCACCATATTCTGTGTAACACTTGTGCCACCATCTGATTCATATACAGAATTATTTTTAACTCTTATATCTACTCCTG